CTAGATATACATCAGTCGGAACAATAACTAATACATCGGGTGCAACATCAGTTGATTGGGCAGCAGCAGCAGTATATAAGATGAATAGTGCCTTAAGCGGTGGTATAGAATTTGATTTTACAAATTATAAAGCTGGTCAAGTTTTAACTATATATAATATATCAGGTTCACAAACAATAACACTTGATAGCGATGCGGCAACAAGTGAATCATTTTTAAAAGTAGGTGGTGTAGATTATGATGGATCAGCTACTAGTATTTTACAAGTTGAATGTTTAGCAGATGGAGCAAATGCAGTTTTTGCATATTCTATTGCGCAATATGCTGCTGATACAACACCATAATCATGCCAGGTAGAAGATTTTTACATAATATGATAGTTGGATCATCTGGTAGTTATGATATTAATTGGATGGTTCAAGCCGGTGGTGCAGGTGGAGGAAGAACTGGTGGTTATGGTGCAAACTCTGCAGGAGGTGGTGCCGGAGGATTTAGATCTTCTGTTACAAATTCAGGTGGAGGTGCATCTGCTGAAGCTGTAGTTGCAGGTATTGCGGGTGATGTTATTACTGTTACTGTTGGAGGCGGTGGTGGTACTCAAGCTAATGGTAGTGATTCTTCTATATCATCGGGTGGTAGTAATTTTACAACTATAACTTGTCTTGGTGGTGGTTATGGTGGAGGCGCCGGATCTGGTAATGGACAAAATGGTGGATGTGGTGGTGGACATCATAGTACATCTGTTGGGAGTGGAACCGCAGGACAAGGATATGATGGTGGTTCAGGATCAGGTGGAACATATAAAGGTGGAGGCGGAGGAGGAACCGGTGAAGCAGGAAATGCTGATGTACAAGGAGATGGTGGAGATGGAACAATTACTACAATAATTTCAACCACAAACTCTACAAATCAAAGTGTTGGAGAAGTTTCAGGAAGTGATGTATATTTTGGTGGTGGCGGTGGAGGCTACGATCAAATAGATAATAGTCCAAGTGCTGCAGCTTTAGGTGGAGGAGGGTCACTACATGGAGGATCGGCCGCAAGAAACCCATTAGCAAATACAGGTGGTGCAGGAGCGGCATCTGACCCATCCTATTCCAGGTCACAATGTCAAGGTGCAAGTGGTGCTGTTATATTAAGAGTTCCTTCTGGTAACTATTCAGGTACAACATCAGGTAGTCCTACAGTTCTTGACGAAGGAAGTGATAAAGTAATAATTTTTAAATCATCAGGTAGTTATACAGCATAGTTATGGCACATTTTGCAGAATTAGATAAAAATAATATAGTATTAAGAATTGTAAGAGTAGAAAATGCTATCTTAGATAATAATGGTGTTGAAGATGAATCTAAAGGAGTTGAGTTTTTAAATAATTTATTAGGAGAATCAACATGGAAGCAAACAAGTTGGATGCATAATTTTAGAAAAAATTACGCTCGTATAGGAGATAGTTATGATCCCTCAAAAGATGCTTTTATACCTAAAAAAGAATATGATAGTTGGGTATTAAATGAAACAACTTGTAGATATGAAGCTCCTGTAGCTCATCCTACAAACGGGAAAGTTTGTGAATGGGATGAAGAAAACCAGCAGTGGATAAATTGTGTTGATCCTGTTACATCACCTAATATGCCGAATGATTTTTTATCGTGATAGAAAATATTTTTCCAACTCAAATTTATATTGATAATATAAAAATTGAAGATTTAGATAATAATAAATTTTTAGATTTCTGTAAAAAAACAGATTTTTATACAACTAATGCTGGTTTTAATTCAAGTGCATCTATAAATCAAAACATATTAGAAAATGATTTATTTAAAAAATTAAAATTAAATATATTAAGTTGTGCTAAAAAATATTTAAAAAATATGGGCCATATATTTGAAGATTTACAATTTTCAAATTCTTGGGCAACTAAAACAGAACCAAAAGGATTTTCTCAGTTTCACTGTCATAAAAATTCTTATATTAGTGGCACATATTATATGGAAAAATCTAGCATGTTAAGTTTAGAAAACTTTTATATAAAACAATGGTTTTTTTCACCTTTAATAAAATTTGATGAAAAAAATAATAATACTTTTAAATGTATTAATTTTAAACCAGAAGCGAAATCAATTATTTTATTTCCTTCTTTTTTAGATCATAGAGTTATGCCTAATAAAAGCAATAAAGATAGATATAGTATTGCTTTTAATATTATTCCAAAAGGAGAATTTGGAGAAGAAACAATGAAATTATATTTATAGTATATTTGTATAATAATAAAATTTAATATTATGGATAAAAAATTAACACAAGAAGATATAAATAAAGTTGTAGGTATTTTAAATGATATGCCTATAAGAGAATTAAATAGAGTAAATGCAATAGTTAAAATATTAAACGATTGCAAAAATTTAAAAGAAAATAAAGATGAATCTAATAAGAAAAATTAGTATTGGCAGAGATTATAAAAACGATGCAATGCATTACTCTATTGGTCAAGAAGTATTTGGAGGACATAGAATAGTTGAAATTATTGAAGAAGATGAATGC